TACAAATAATGTTCTAAACATAATGTGTTTTAGAGATACTAATAATTTAGATTTTACTTTTAAACACAGTGATGATATTGAATATTTATACAAAGATAATAAATTAGATATATTATATGAAGTATTCAAAAAATATATTAAAAATAACAAAGCATATCAATATTTTTCTAATATATTAGGGGTATACAACAAGAGAGATGATTTATACAAAGACATATGCGATAAAACTCATGACCAGTATTCAGTCATGCCCCATAAAGATAGTTCATTACATTATACACCGTTAAAAGTTTTTGTATTGTATACCAGAATACCTAGTAATTTTGAAGGGGGAGAATTAAAAATATATTCTGATTATGACAGAAATGATGATGTAACAATAAAACCTGAGATTGGAAAACTAATAAGTTTTGATGGTAGATTGATGCATTCTATAACAAAATTTAAATGCGACGAGGGTGAATATAGAGAGTCTGTAGTATGGGAAGTATATGGTAAAGAACACAATTAATTATTTCATGCTCTACTACATTATTGCTATCGGTATTGTTAATATAAAATATATCGATAATTATAAAAATGATGAGTTAGTTGAATATTTTTGTCACCTAAAAGGTATAAATATACGTCAAATATAGAAAAAATTGATTTGTGTTTAATAACTTTTGGGATAGTAAATTAAAATGAAAGCATGGGATTACGTAAAACCATTTATATCACATAATTTTAAAAAATGTGGTTATCGCCTTCCTATCGAGATAATTCGGTATATATATTTATTTATATTACATGATATTCATAATAAGTTATCTATTAAGTTTATATCTAACAAAATACATGGACATGTGAGATGCGGGAGTGGTTGCTTTACAATACATTTTAATGAAATACCTTATTTTAAAATTAATAGTGGCAATAGAATAAAGTGTAAAAATTCTATAATATCTTCGATTAATGCTATATCTCAAAAACAATATGATTTTAGTCATTATTGTTGTAGTGGTAACGGATTAGTACTTAAAAATATAGACAATCCCTTGTTGATTATGTAGATATGAAGTATTTATTTACTATTTTAATCCTTTTTCAATTACCTCATGCTCTATCTGTTTATTGCTATATTTAACGCCACCCCAGTTACCCATCATAGCATTAGAACTATATTTACGCGAAACTTCATCCATAGAATATAACTTATCTAAAGGAGTATTTAATCCTACATATTGATTTTGCTGGTCAAACCCAGGATATGAATTTTGATTATACGGTTTATCATCACGGTGTGAATCTATTAATTTAGATTTCATTTGATTATCACTTGTTTGTTTAAGCTGCTCGGAAGGTAAATTATTTTGTAAATTATCCGGATCCTTTATTTTATATACCGATTTACCCTGAACATCATATGATTGTTGCAGAAATAATAATGGACATTTAATATTTTGACTTCGTTGCCATTCAATAAATTCAGAATATTCTTCTAAATTATCGAACTGTACAGGATTAACTCCAGGAACTTCCGCAAGTTTAGAATTATATAAAAATATTTTATCTCCTTTCTGTATTAACATGTCAGGGCATCGTTTTCCTGTAAATGATTCAATCACATCTTGACTTTTATATGTTAATACAAAATATAACCCTATCAAAAATAACATTATAGCTAAAATAAATTTAATGCTAACTTCATACATATATAATTATGTGATAAAATAATCTAACAATTATATATGGTAAAAGTTTATTATATTAAAAAAAGGGACGATAGTACACAAATACAAAATATTAATAATGATATTAGTAAAAATATGAAAGTAATCTGTTTTATTTATTGGGATAAATGTGGGGCATGTAGCGAAGTTTCTCCAGATTGGCAAACAGCATCTAGTAAATTTCAACAAAATCATCCTGAAAATAATACAGTAATTGCCTACATTAATAAAGATGCGTTATCTCAACTAAAGTTTGACAAAGAAGTACATGCGTTTCCTCATTTTTCTACAATTCAAGGTAATAAGATAAAGGATTTTGAACCCGATAGATCAGTATCTGGACTAATGAAATTTATGGAAGAAGAATCTAAAAAAGAGAAATCATTAATGGGTGGAGGTAAAACTAGAAGGAAACAAAAACCGCGTCAAAAAAAAACACGAAAAAACAAAAAAGATGTGTATTATTATCCTCAATCTAAAATGTTAGAAAGTGGTTATATTAAATCAGGAATTCATTCTGTTTATTATTCATGTTATGGGAATAAAAACGGAAAACCTGTTTTAGTGGTTCATGGTGGCCCGGGAGGTGGAACTTTACCTAAAATGACGAAAATATTTAATCCTAAAAAATATTACATTATATTAGTTGACCAAAGAGGGTGTGGAAAAAGTACGCCAATTGGAGAACGCAGGAATAATAATACACATGAGTTGATAAAAGATTTTGAAAAGATTAGAAAGAAACTAAATATTAAAAAATGGATGTTGTATGGTGGTTCATGGGGGACATTTTTATCGCTTGTATATGCGGTTAAACATCCTAGTATTGTTTCTGAAATGGTGATTAGAGGAATATTTTTAGGAGGAAAGGATGAAATAGAATGGGTAAATGCTGGAACAGGAGCAAATTATTTTTTTCCCGATAAATGGGAGGATTACATTAAACAAATACCAGAAAATGAGAGAAGTGACTTATTAAAAGCATATGGTAGAAGATTTGAAGGTGAATTAGGTAATAAAATAAAAGATAAGGCTCTATACAATTGGGCAAAATGGGAATTATCAATTTCTAAATTATATCCGATGAAAGATACTGAAATTAAAAAAGAACTTACCAAAAATGATTTATATAAAAGCTTTGCTATGTTAGAATATCATTATTTTAAAAATAATTGTTTTGTTCCCAAGAATTATCTTAGAAATAAACAAATATATAAAACATTAAAAAATATACCGATTGAAATCGTTCATGGTAGATATGATATAGTGTGTCCGCCATCATCGGCTTATGAATTACATAACTATATACCTCATTCAAAATTGCATTTTACACAAGCCGGTCATGCTGCTAGCGATTTAAAAAATAGAAATAAATTAATTGAAATTACTGATAAATATGTTTAAAATTGATTTATAATCATATAAAAATATTATTATAAATTACACTAATAAAATGGATATAGAATATCGTTTGTTTGATTTTAATATCTGCAATAAAACAGTAGATGATGATTCAGATGATGATAGTGGCGAAGAAAATAAATATACAGATAATAAAATGTTTGAAATTGAAATGTTTGCCATTAATGAACAAGGAGAAACCGCATCAATTACAGTTACAGATTATATGCCATTCTTCTTTGTAAAGGTAGGTTCATCATGGAAAGATAAAGATGCAAAAGGATTTTTGGCTCAAATAAAAAAAGAGATTAAACCATATTGGCATAATAGTATTGTATCATGCAAATTAGTAAAAAAGAAAAAATTATATGGATTTGATGGAGGTATCACCCATAATTTTATAGAATTGACATTTAAAAATACGATGATTATGAATAAAATAAAATATTTATTTTATGATGACGAGAATAAACAGAAATTGAAAAGAGGGTACTTATATAACGGATTTCATACTACAGTTTATGAGGCAAATATTCCGCCTTTGTTAAGATATTTTCATGTTGAGAATATTAGTCCTTCGGGGTGGGTAAGATTAGATAAATTTCGTGAAACAACAAATAATTCAAAAAGAACAAGATGTAGTCGTGAATTTAAAGTAAAATGTGGTGACTTAATTCCTTTGAATGATAAGGAAACACAAGTACCATATAAAATATGCAGCTTTGATATTGAAGCTAGTAGTAGCCATGGTGATTTTCCCTTACCCAAGAAAGATTATAAAAAATTAGCCACTAATATTATTGACTTTTGGAAAGGACAAAAATCTATTTCGGACTTAAAAGCGAAAAAGTTAATTGAAACATTAGTATTGTGTGCGTTTGAATACGGCTCTCATTATGATATCGATACTGTTTATCCCAAATGTGGTAATGTAGATAAAGAGGATTTGTTGTCAAATATTAAAGAATGGTTAAAGAAAAAGGTAAAAACTGATCAACCAACCACAGAGGGGACATATGACAACGAGGACATAGAAGAAACAAATACTGTATTTTCGTTTGGTAAGAAGAAGAGTAGTTTTTTGAAAAAAGAAGTTACAGTTTATGATATTATTACAAATAGTTCTTATGAATACGATGATAAAATAAACCTCTTAACAAAATCATTTGATAATACATTTCCAGAACTACATGGTGACAAGGTTACGTTTATTGGTTCTACATTTTGGAAGTATGGAGAAAAAGAACCTTACTTGAACCACTGTGTAGTATTAGATAGTTGTGATCAACTTACTCAAGAAAAAACTCAAATTGATACTGTTAATAGTGAACGTGATTTATTGGTTGCTTGGAAGGATTTAATTTTAAAGGAAGATCCTGACATTATTATTGGATATAATATCTTTGGTTTTGATTACCAGTTTATGTATGAAAGGTCTGTACAAAATGGATGTCAACGAGATTTTCTAGAACTTTCCAGAATTAAACGAGAAATTTGCCATGAAGAATATACCCCTGGAAAATTTAGAATTGCACAATCTAAGATCGTGCTTGCTAGTGGCGAACACGATTTGAAATTTATAAATATGACAGGTAGATTACAGGTTGATTTGTATAATTATTTTAGGCGAGATTATAACTTAGATTCGTATAAATTAGATCATGTTGCTAGTCAATTTATAGGAGATAAAATATCTAATTTTGAACATAGTAACTCTCAAACAACAGTATTTACGAGTAATATGACAGGATTATTTAGTGGCAGTTTTGTTCATTTTGAAGAGACTAGTCATAGTACAGATTATTATAAAGAAGGTGCTAAATTTAAAATTGTATCTATTGATACAGGCACCAAATCATTTATAATAGATGGTATTGAAGAATTTGATATGAATAAAAAGGTAAGATGGGGAATGGCGAAGGACGATGTAACGCCTCAGGATATTTTCAGAATGACAAATGAAGGACCTGATCAAAAGGCAATTATCGCAAAATATTGTATTCAAGATTGTAATTTAGTACATCATCTAATGAATAAAATTGATGTTATTACTGGTTATATCGAGATGTCGAAAATTTGTAGTGTTCCTATGAACTTTCTTGTAATGAGAGGACAAGGAATAAAACTTACTAGTTTCATTGCTAAAAAGTGTCGAGAAAAAAATACACTTATGCCCGTTGTAGATAAAAAGTTTAATGATGACGGATATGAAGGTGCAATTGTACTAGATCCAAAATGTAATTTATATTTGGAAACCCCTGTTGCATGTGTAGATTATGCTTCACTATATCCATCATCGATGATTAGTGAAAATTTATCGCATGATAGTAAAGTATGGACTAAAGAATATGATCTTGATGGAAAACTTATATATGAATATGGAGAAAAAGATGAAAATGGTAATTATATATTTGATAATATGGATGGTTATGAATATGTTGATATTACATATGATACATTTAAGTATATAAGACCCCGATTTGGAGCTGCTTCCGTAAAAACGCTGTCTGGTAAAAAAATGTGTAGATGGGCACAATTTCCTAATGGAGAAAAGGGTATTATGCCATCTATTCTAGAAGATTTGTTAAAAGCTAGAAAGGCAACTAGAAAAAAGATTAAAACTGAATCAGATCCTTTTATGCAAAATATTCTTGATAAACGACAAATAAGTTATAAACTCACAGCTAATTCTTTGTATGGTCAGTGTGGGGCTAAAACAAGCACCTTTTATGAAAAAGATGTTGCTGCTTCGACAACTGCTACCGGACGACTATTATTAACCTATGCTAAACGAATAATTGAAGAAGCATATGGTGATTCTATATGTGAAACAAAGAAGTTCGGAAAGGTTAGGACAAGGGCAGAATATATATATGGCGATACGGATTCAGTATTCTTCGCATTTAACCCTGAAGACCCCGAAACTGGAAAGAAAATTGTAGGTAAAGATGCATTAGAAATTACAATCGAACTAGCGATTGAAGCAGGCGCACTTGCCTCCAAATTTCTAAAAAATCCACATGATTTAGAGTATGAAAAGACGTTTATGCCATTTTGCTTACTTTCTAAAAAGAGATACGTTGGTATGTTATATGAAAATGATGTGAATAAATGTGAGCAAAAAAGCATGGGTATTGTTTTAAAGAGACGAGATAATGCTCCTATTGTAAAAGATGTATATGGAGGAATTATTGATATTCTAATGAAAGAACAAAACATACAAAAAGCAATTGAATTCTTATTATTATGCTTAGAAAATCTAAAGAATGGAGATTATCCACTCGATAAATTAATTATAACAAAATCACTTCGTTCAAATTATAAAAATCCCGAATCAATCGCACATAAAGTTCTCGCCAATAGAATTGGTAAAAGAGATCCAGGAAATAAACCTTCTTCAGGTGATAGAATCGCATTTGTTTTCTTTCATAATAAGAATAATCCAAAACTACAAGGAGATAAGATTGAAACACCCGCATTTATGTTGGAAAAGAATCTAAAACCCGATTATTCCCATTACATTACGAATCAGATAATGAAACCAGTACAACAGTTATTCGCATTAGTTTTAGAAGACATTCCTGCATTTAAAAGAAAACCGTTTCTTGTTAAGGAATATAAAAAGAAAATTAAGGCAATTAAAGGAGAATTCGGCGATGATCGAGTTAAAATGGATAAAAAGATGGAAGACTTGCGTAATAAAGAAGTCAAGACTATATTATTTGATAGTTATTTAAAAGAAATATCAAATGCGAAAAATAATATTCAGACAATCGATAGCTTCTTTATTAAAAAGTAATGTATATGTTTGGTATAGGAAAAAATCAGATAATAAAATTGGAGATATTTATTTTTAATAAATATATTGTAATATTATATAATGGCGGCTAACATCATTTTTAGAATTATCACAGCAGTTGGAGCAGTATTAAGCACTACTCGGATGGGACAAATACAAATAGAAGATAGAAATATAGTAAATCCTGATGAAATAGTAGAGGACCATATAAAAGAACATTCTCTAAATTTGGTTAAAGATAAGATCAGCCAATTGGATAATCCTGATCTTAGGGATGCATGTTCGAAATCACTTTCATATGATAATACAGGAAAGAATGTTATAGTTACATGTAAATTAGATGAAGGAGGTGAAAAATTGATGAAGACAGGATCTAGAGGAGGAGGTAATATGCTATGGATGAAATCAAAAAAAACAAAGAAGAGAAAACTATCAAAAAAGAGAAAGCAAACAAAAAAGAGAAAACTATCAAAAAAGAGAAAGCAAACAAAAAAGAGAAAGCAAAAAAAGAATAGAAAATCACGCAGAATTTAGTTTTTCTCTCTTCGTATTATTATAAACCTTCATAAATATAGATAATGAGTGATGGGCACAATTATGACTATCCGATTATATTTAGCCCTATCCTATAAATAATGAGAGACGAGAGAATAAAATAACACATATATATATATATATGAGTTTAAAAGAACAGACAAGTGATTTAAAACAAAAGGCAAAGCTCCTTAGAACACAAATAAATATATTAGGGGAAAAGATGTCAAATAATACAGCAACCCATGCAGAAATAAACGAGTACGAACAAGGTATAAAAGCGATAAATGATTCTATTGAGATATTACGAGTAGTTAAAGACTTAAAAGCTACTATCAAGAATATGAATAAAGGAGGAAAGAAAAAAACAAGAAGGGTGAAAAAACCAAGAAGAAAGACACGAAAAGATAAAAAATCAAGAAGAAAAAAGTAAATAAATAATTATAAATAATAATCTATTTATAATTATATATGAGTAAAGAATCGTTTACTACAGGCCCTAAAATGTATATGCGTAGTTCATCTAGTTTTTTCGCATGGAATAGAAGATTAGGAGCCAATCTACAACCCAAAAAGTATTTAGACAGTAGCCAAGTAACAAGTGATGACACACCAAAAATTAGACCTTCCCAAATGAAAATGTTCGCAGCAAGAGCAGGTCCAACGTCAGGAAAAGGTATTAAAAATGTCACACGCCAAGATTCATCGCAATTTACCCAAGACAGAAGAGCGATGGCTGTATCTAAGGGAAATTATAACGAAAATAATAATAAAACGTACGATACAAGCTATGTAAAATCTAAATTAAACAGAACCCGAAGCTTAGGTAGTGTTGCTCCACCCAAGAAAGCGGCTAACCCAGCTGCACCATGTGCTAGTTGCCGACATGGTTAGATTATTCTGAATTCTATAAATAAATATATTATATAAATTATTGTAATATATTTATGTTATTTCGCACTGAACAAAGACTTATTTAATAGGTAACCAGACATCCATGTACCTACACTAATCCACATAGTGTCAATAGTATCAGAACCAGTTCTAATTATCCAATTTAAACCTTTGCAATAAGGTGTGCTGTTTAGAATAGGAGAAGTAAAAAAACCAGTAATACTCCAATTATTACAACTATACGCATATAAATTAGCAGCTCCGTAATGAAGTGTGATCCATATACCATAAATACCGATTGAATTATAAATGTATGGATGTATCGTAGTTATATATTGCGTTGCGTCTTTATAATATGATGTAAGATCCATAATAATAGATATAATTAGTTTTTAACCATTTTTAGAAATTTAATTCTTTTTTTTAAGCATTCTAATTTACAGAGATCAATCAACGGTATAATTTTTTCACTAATAGTATCACTACATCTACTACATATAGAGTATGTTGTATTATCGATGTGATCAAAATGTAATCCACATTTTTCTGACTGACATATATCATTATTACAATTTCTACACTTTATCATATAATTTACACCATTGCATATACCACATATGAAATTATGAGTAATAATTAAATTTTCAATTTCCATTACATTTGTTTTAATTGATAAACTATTTAAAACTAAATCATTTTTTTTTAATTATACTAACCATTATTAGATAAATCAGTCGAATTTGTAAAATGGTTAATAAATGTAGTTCTATCATTAACAAAGTTGTTATTTGAAATATCATTAAATTGATGAAATATATTATTAATAGTTCCGGATGAATTATACGCTTGGGATATAGTTCTAGCCAATTCACTTGCTATATGTTCTGTAAGATTTTCATCCAAACGAGTTGTTTGATTTAATAAGTGATTTATATTTTCACTCATATTATCAAAGAGTTCTTCCTCCTCCTCTTCTGTATACGGCATGGGTTCCGGTTGATTTATATTTTCTTCACTATTTTCTTCACTATTTTCGACATTTTGATTATCGGTTGAAAGATTATTTCTAGATGCTTGATTTCGATGTTCTCTAATATCAAATCTACATAACGGGCATCTAACATTTGTTTCAAACCAGGTTTGTAATTCATTCGTAGAATAAACATGTCCACAAAATATAATTCTAGTAACTAATTGTTGGTCATTAAATCGTTCAAGTGAAATTGGACAAGTATTATTTTGTGGATTTTCCATACTTCCAAACCTAACTAATTCTGTGGATTCTCTAACTTGTCTATTGGTTGGTCGAATTATAACAGGAGATAATGTATCACCTATTGTACCAAATAATAAATTAGGTATATCGGTTAAATAATTTCTCATATATTGAGTTTGATTATTAGGTACAATTGATATGTTTGGTCGCACAGTAGTCTGTCTAGGTACCAAATTTGGTATTATGGGTTGTCTAACTCCAATATTTATCCAGTCGTTGTTAAGATCGGTTCTAGGTAGTGATCGTGATGGTGGTCTTGGTATGGTAACTCGATCCTGCTCTCTCAATAGTCTATTTTGGATGTTAACAGTTCTTCGTAATGATTCATTTTCTCTTCTTATTCTATGAATTGTATCAGTAGTATCATCCATATTTCTATTTATAACATGTCTCAACGCTGTTTCTTGATTACTAATTATTGTAATCACATTTTGCATCGTTTGTTGTGAAGACGCAACGAGTCGGGAATAAGTATTTAATATGTCGTCATTCATTATATAATAGAATATATATAAATTCAATTAAAACTGTTTAAATAATAAAATGTATTATTTATATTAATGAATCTAGAAAAATATGAAAATAAAGGATTAACTGGGTTAGTAAATCTGGGAAATACTTGTTTTCTAAATTCAGCACTACAAGCAATATCCCATAGTTATGAACTGAATGAACTATTAGATAATCCTAATATCTCAAATTATATGAATAAAAGTTCTAGTTCTTCAGTTTTACTTAACGAATGGAATGAATTAAGAAAATTAATGTGGTCTCAAAATTGTACGATTGCCCCCAAGGGTTTCGTAACAGCTGTTCAAAAAGTAGCAAGGGATAAAGATCAAGACATTTTTACAGGATATGAACAAAATGATTTAAGTGAATTTATAATTTTTCTACTAGGCAGTTTTCATGATAGTTTAAAGCGAGAGGTAGATATAGTACTAAAAGGAGAAATAAAGACATTTAAAGATAAAATTGCTGTAAAATGCTTAGAATCATATAAAAGATTGCAAGAAAAAGAATATAGTGAAATTATTGACTTGTTTTATGGAATACAGGCAACTTTACTTTACAAAAAGGATGTTGAATATAAAGATTTAGACGAGAAAACTGTATTAAGCGTTGCAGCTGAATCTTTTTTTATTATTAATCTACCTATTCCAGCAAAAAAAAGGAATATCAACATATATGATTGTTTTGATACTTTTACTGAAGCTGAACTATTAGATGGAGAAAATATGTGGTATAACGATAAAACAAAACAAAAACAAGCAATTAATAAGAAGACATGCTTTTGGAAATTACCCAAGCTGTTAATTATTGATATAAAAAGATATGATATGAATAATTCAAAGAAACAAAATAATATTGATATTCCTCACATAATAGAGTTATCAAAATACGTGATTGGGTATAAATCTGGAGATAACACATATGAATTATATGGAGTATGTAATCATAGTGGGGTAACACAGGGTGGTCATTATACCGCAAATATAAAGAATGCAAATGGAAAATGGTATAATTATAATGATACCTCTGTGAATGAAATAAGACCCGAATTAGTAATTACAGCAAAAGCATATTGTTTATTTTTTAGAAAAAAACTATCTTAATAATTATAACCCCCCCTTTTTACCCATTTCTTCAATTATGTCATTATAATAACACGGTTCATAATGGTTCATATTATCATAATTTACTTTTGGCTTAGTATTATCATTAATAAAACTTACATTTTTATCTGTTTTTAAAATTATATGTTTATCATATTCAATTCTATCAACCCCCGTTAGTGCTAACCCTCCTCTTTTAGTTAAAACAACAATCGGACTTTTTACATAGTTTTTCATATAAATTACTAACTTAATCATTATAAATTATATAAATTATTAACTTTATATAATTTTCACTTAAATTAAATCATTTGTGATCGGAGTCGCTTTAATAGATAGTGGTTTCAAATTAATTGTAGATACAAATGTTTCTCTACTACAATTCATATTATTATTTGGATTATTTTCAAGATGATTAATAGCAAATTGTCTTCTATTTTTCGGTATAGGACAAACGTCATATGTTTTTTGTGTGTATGAACTATCATAGTTATCAATTGCCGTATTAATATTTGTTTCATTACCAACAGCTCCTAATTTGAATGTATACACATTTGCATTTTCTTTTACATTTTTGGAATATAATACCTGTTGACTGCCATTTAATAAAGATACTGTTGCATTCATTAATGTAGTTGGCGTAATTAATCTAACAACATATAATTCATCGTGATTTTTCGATGTATGAAGTCCCATCTTCAAAGTTTCTTGTTGAACTATAGTATTACTGCTAGTATCAGTTGTAATATTTAAATATTGGTCAGAAAAATTATTATTCGTTAGCGTTGTTCGTAGATCACCACTAACCATACCTTCCAAATAATGATCTTCTATGTGTTCATCATATATTGATCCATGATTTCGTGAATGTGCTACACTATTACGACCCCCATGGTCGTCATTATGATATTCATGTATTGGTCGTGCATTAGGTGAGTTATGAGAATGTGTGCTAGGGTCATGACTGTCATTATAATGGTTACGATCAATAGGAGCTCTTGAATGTCCTGTAGAACCATAATGGTTGTGTTCAGGATTATTATCTGTTTGTGGTCCAGAAGGAATTACATGACTATGTCTCCCGTTTGTTCCATGGCTATGATAATACACTTCTGATGGTACACCATTAGATAAATAACCATCTAAATCAGCACAATTATTCGAATTATTACCACTTAAATCTGTATTTGGATCGCTAGATGTAATAAACCCGGTGGTGACATCAATCGATCCCTGTGGAGCAATATTTGTTAAACCACTAACAATATTTTCATTTCCACTATCAGGTGCTGTAGTAGTACCTGTTGATTCCCAAACCTGTATTTCAGACAAAGAAATACCGTTATTATCAGTTGGTGTATTATATTCAATTGCAATATATTTAATACCATCATCTGGTACAGATTGTTCGTTGCCTAAATCATCATATAATATACCATATTTTCTTAAATAATTTTCCCAAACAGGTAATTTATTTGGACAAGTACTCGTATTTCCTAAACCCTGTCTATAACCCGAACCATACCCATTACCGCTATGAAGTTGAGTATGTAAACGGTGCAACTCAGCATGTTTTAAACACTTTGGCGTGCCACATATACTACAATCATCAGTAGTGCTACCAGCAGTACCAGCAGTACCAGCAGAAAACTTTAAATTAAATGATAGATTGAAGATATATAATGCTAAAATAACTATAATTATAATCATCATAGCACTCATAGCACTAATTGTATCAAGTGCATAAAGAACTATGACTAGTATTATAGGAATAAATGATATAACTAAACTGATAAATGTATTATACAATTGACCAATATCATTACTTATATTATTTGAAGAATTGTTATTTTCTACATTCGCCATGATATATATATTATAACTTTAAAAATATATATATAAATTTCAAATTTTATTTCTTCGTGTACGTTTTTTTAATTGTTTTTTATTTCTTTTTGTAATAATATTTTTTTTCTGCCCTGTCTTGGGTTTTATAACTGGTTCATCATATTTACAAAATGTATCAAATAAATTATCTGAAATACATTTTGGATCGTATAAACAACCATTCTCTGTATTTTTAATAATATTTTCATTATTAACAAAGTAAAAAAAAGGTATTGCTAAATGAGATAATGCCTTATGGTTAATAAATGAATACATATTATTTTCAACCTCCATAAATGTTATAAACATTAAATTATTTATTAAAATACCTTTTTATTTCAGGTTCAAATTTAGTTTCTCTATTATTTTTTACATGAGACATGATTCTTTCAATCTGCTCTTCATTAAAGAGGTCTGCTAAACATTTTTCTAAAAATTTATATGTAATAGCACTCTGGCTCTTATTTTTAGAAAATTTTAGTTTTCCACCTGTTATTTCAACTACATTATCTTCTAAATTATTATTACCAACAAAATCATTTATTCTATGAGATACATCGCCTTTTTCTTCTCTAATTTCCCTACATTTTTCATTTAAAATTTTAAGTTTATTATCCAGAGATACCCACTGCTTAATACTTTCAATAAACGCACCTTGCTCATCCATTTATATTATAAATAATATAATATAAATTCTAATATAATTTATTTCTTTCCTCTCTTAACTCTACGAGCCATTCTTCGCTGAGCACCCCATAATCCAAAAGGGACAATAGCAGAGCTAAGAACTCCGCCTAAAAATCCTCCCGATCTTCTACGGGTTCTTCTACGAGCACTACTAGCTGAACTTTTTTTGGTTCGTTTAGCACCTCCTCGTTTCTTAGTAGATCTTCTTCTTCTACGTCCTCCTGTAAGAGTATTAGTTTTAGATGCAGGATTTAAAGCTTTATTAACTTGAGCACTCATATCACCTACTTTGTTTGCCATCCAACTTGATGCGCTTCCGCCACGATAGTTTTTTCTGGTTGTCTTTGCCATATATATATACGAAATATTATATTATTTTATCATATAAAATTCGACTACGCAATAGTAAAATAAAGTTTCCTAAAATAATAAAAAAACTAATAATTACAAAAACCATCGATAACATAATATATGGATAAATATCTGCCAATAACATATCAATTATTGGTTTAAATAATAGTCGTATTTGTAGTTTAACATCTTCATTTTTCAATATATCCATTATTTCAGTTAATATAACATTTTTAGTAGAGACATCCATACTTTAATAAATATAATATTTATTTAACTATAATGTGTTTGCGTATATAAAAAATAATTTTAGTATGATATAAAAGTATGAGTGAAAACTATGACATTTTAGTACCAAGTGACTCTTTTGATTTCACAAAATTATCTTTAGCAAACCCGACTACTTTACAGGGTGGGACTTTTTTTACAAAGTTGTTAAACGACAACTCCGAATTATATATCCAGACTCCAATCTGTACCACTAAAAGTGGTTTTGTCAAAACTGCAAAAAAAATAAATTGTGACATGTTATTTGAAAAAAATAATACTGTCTTCATTGAATGGTTTGAAAATTTAGAAGAATATTGTCAAAAAATGATCTATGCAAAATCAAAAGAATGGTTTCAAGATGAAATAGAACAAGACGATATTGAAAGTGCATTTACTAGTTCTATTAGAAGCTATAAATCAGGAATGTTTAATATGATCAAAACAAGCACAGAATCTCCTCGAATTTCACATGGCAATACTCGCCTTTCTATATTTGATCAGCAAGAAAAAGAGCTACAAATGACCGATGTTACACCAAATAACAATATGGTATGTATATTACAATTACATGGTGTTAAATTTACGCCAAAGAATTTTCAAATATTGATTCAATTAAAGCAAGTAATGGTAATGAGTGACAACATGTTTAGTAAATGTCAAATACGACCCAATCTAGAAGTTAAATCTAAAAGAAAAATATCATTAAAATCATATGTTTCGGAAGATGCCGATAACGAGATTGATAATGATAACGATAACGATAATCATAATGAAGATAATGAGAATGAAGATAATGATAGCAAAGAAGAAATAAGTATTGCATTATCCACAGAAGATTCTTCACATAACGAAAACTCACTTTTAGAAGATCATCCAGAAAGTTTAGAAGAAAGTCCAATTTTAAATAAAACAACTATCGAAGAAATCCATCTAAATTTAGATAGAGAAAATTTAGAAGAAATTACACTTAAAAACCCGAATGAAGTTTATATGGAAATATATAGAGAAGCCAGAAATAAAGCAAAGGAAGCAAAAAGACAAGCAATAATTTCTTATTTAGAATTAAACAAAATTAAATCTGAATCTGAATATGATATTAGTTCTTTAGACAACAGTGATGATGAGCTAGATAGTGCAATTAATACAGCGATCGATAAAAAAAGGAATAACGAAACTCATTTTCTAGAATTAGAAAATTAAATGATATATTTTAGAAAAATATTTTATCAATAGTTTTATATAATGAGCATGTTAAGTTCTTTAAAGAAAGTCGCTGATAAAGCTATTATATTGGTTAAATCTAATCTTTTAGGAGTTGTTGCTGGAATCGTAATTATTTGCCTATTGATGAACTATGGATCTCTTAAGTCATCTATGCAGTCCGGTATGACCACAGGTGAAAATGCCCCAGTCATGGGACCAGCTTCTTCACCCACAGCAAGTATTCCCGATAATGAATACCAAACAGTACAGGGTCTTACTACATCTACACATGGTCTTCCCGCTTCTTGTACCAAGCAATCAACTATGGATCCCAAAGAGTTACTCCCAAAAGATGCAAACAGCGAATGGGCTTCATTGAATCCATCCGGATCAGGTGAATTAAGTGATGTAAATTTACTCAAGGCTGGCCATCATATCGGTATTAATAGTGTTGGTCAATCACTTCGCAACGCTAATATGCAAATTAGATCAGAACCTCCTAATCCCCAAATGAACATTGGTCCCTGGCATCAAACCACAATGGAGCCCGATCAATTGCGAGTTCCTCTTGAATTGGGTCAAGGCGTTCAATAATTAAGTTACAAACTATGAAAAATATAAAATGTGAATGAAATATATGTCTAATATTAATATTTTAGGATATGTTTTAACGACCGTAATATTATTATTGTGTTTAAAAATATATTTAGAATCAGATTCGTTTAATTTGAGATGCATCGTTTCCGAAGTAGATGGTAACAAATATTGTGTACGTGAACGATCTAAAATAACGTTGGCTGCTGATCTATTGGCAACCGTAACACAAAATTTAACGGAGCTAGTAGAATATGTTGGAGAAAAATATCCTAATAAAGAAAATGTAAAAAGGTTAGTTGATAATTTCAGACCAACAAAAATCCAAGAAACACTTCCCACTAGTAAATTGACAGCATATAGTGAAAATAAAGGTGAGAAAATCGCATTTTGTCTCACTACACAAAAGCAAAATAACGATTTAATTGATATTGATACGTTAACGTTCGTTGGTATTCATGAATTAGCACATGTTGCTACTATTACCGTCGGACACAATAGAGAATTCTGGGACAATTTTAAATTTTTACTTGGAGAAGCCAAGTCATCCGGTATTTATAATCCTGTTGATTATAAAAAGAATCCTAAAGAATATTGTGGTATGACTATTAGTGACAATCCTCACTATGATCTATAAACAAAATAATTGGTATTTATTTATAATATAAATATATACGAATAATATATATGTTAGAAGTTTTTAAAATACACTATATAAATGATAATACTACAAAAAAAATAATGATTTTTTGTGGTGACAACGAAAAATATCATAAAGAACATTTAGATCAAATTTTAAATAAAAAAGAGTTTGAATCATTAGAAACTAATGAAGTGGAAATTGTATTTGTAAATGATTACATTCATAAAGACGATACTATAGAAAATATAAAATTGAAAATAATTAAACATGATAATGATATCATTTTTGAAGAACTATATTTATATGGCTATCAATTAAAATCGTTGAACCTAGCAAATATATTTAAAACAATAGAGACGAGTGAGTATGATGAAAATGTCCTTATTCATAATTTAAAAAATAATATTAATGATGATATATTTAATAAATTTTTGGATTTTAAAAATGGAGACGAAATGCATATAAAAGATGTGTTATATGTTGAAAACGAAAAAATATTAACTAAAATACCAATCGGTCAAAAATTTAATTGTAATAACTATTTATTTTATAATTCGGTATCCCCTTTTGATATAAATTCTGAAAAAAATATCCTTAACGATAATATTACAAAGACAAACGGAGATTTTATATTTGAATATGATATTTATAATAACGATATTTATTTGTGTAATTTTTCTGAAAAAAATTTTATGAAAAAAATTGTTGAAATATATTATTTTTATTTATACGAAAAGGGGATTTTTGATACAGAACAATTAGCAGAACAAAAAGTATCATTAAAAAGTAATACCTCAAAATTAGTATCCAAAAAAATACCATATAATGAAACTATTAATGAAATATATAAAAATTATAGCGAACTCGAATTTAAAGATTATGTTCCACATATGGGAATACTATCAAGTAAGATAAAAATTTGTTCTGCAAATAATATGTTTGTCCCACTTGATCTCATTTTCAAATCTTTACATTCAACCGAAGAGTTTCCATTAATTAAATTAAATCTGGGAAATAAAACTGAAAAATTATTTAGAATATATAGTAAAGGAACCGCATTTGATGGAAGAAAAATACCGCATTTAAAAAAAGCAGAGATATCCAAAATACAACGGTCAATCGGTAATCATAAAGGTCTTACAATTTATATTGTAATTAAAAAAAGAGCATTCTTCTTAGAAATAAAAGAAAATGGGGATATGTTTGTTTTCTTTGAAAATGATACACATATTACCATTGATAAATTTAATGAATTACTGCAATATGGTATAAATAATATACTTACTATAATTAAAAACAAATTTGAAAAAAATGGATACAAGATAAATTTTTTTACAAATATATACTCATCCAATATAAAAATACTAGATTGTGATTTCGTATTTAAACTAAAGACAAGTAAGAAAATCAAACTATCAAAATTAGATTGTCTAAGTAATATTTTTGAAAAACAAACTAATTCCAAAATGATATATAAACGAGTAAAAAATTATAGTGATGCAAATGAAGAGAATGGATTTAAAATATTTATAGAAAAAGATAAATCAAATAAGGATATGTATAATGTTATTATTAATGGTATAAATGATATACATTATATCGAACACATACCAATCTTTTTAAAAACATATTTTGATATATTATTAAATACTGACGGTGGTGATATTAAAAAAATATTATGTAAAAATAAAAAAGATATTGTTGATGAAGCGGCATATATTAGCGATGAAGAAAAAAATGATAAAACCGAAGGATACGATAGTGATGATGTAGATGAAGATGAAGATGAAGATGATAATTTTTTTGATGTAAAAGCAAATATAGGACTGGGTGAAGACTCAGACGAAGACTCCGATAAAGACGAAGACGAAGACGAAGACGAAGACGAAGACGAAGGCGAAGATGATGATGATGATGATGATGATTTAAGTATTCCTGGAAGTCTAGGGTCTCTATCATTAGGAGAATCGTTAGGTGGGGCAAGAAAGGGCGAAGATAGAAATTACTCACAAAATAGAATAGAAAAATATGATAAAAATCTATTTTTGAAATTCAATACAGCAGATAATCTATATTCTAGAAGTTGTGCTGCTAATGCAAAAAAACAACCTATCATTATTTCAGAAGAAGAAAAAAAGAATATTGATGATAATCACAGCGGCTCATATAATGAAGCACTAGAATATAGTACAGACACAACCACGCCATACTATTATATTTGCCCTAGATATTGGTGTGCAGAAGAAAACGTTAGTTTAACCGACGATCAAGTACAAAAAGATGGAGATGAATTAAAAAGCACATTTTGTTCCGGAAAAATAATAGAATTTGATGATAAAAAACAACACCATAAAGGAGATAGCGACTATATTTATAATAATCCTGGATTTAATAAAAATTCATGTATCCCCTGTTGTTTTAAAATTTCACAAAAAGCAAAAAATATCGAGAATAAACGTAAATGTAAAGACCAATATACCGAGACCGGAAATAGTAGACAAGTCGAAAATATTGATAATAAAAGTAAAAATACTATGTTATTGGAAGAAGAAATATCAGTTGATTATATTCAGCAACCAAATAAATTTCCACTAGAAGCCAATCGTTTTGGATACTTACCCTTGAATTTACAGAAGTTTCTACCAAATGATTTGAAAAATTGCAAATTAAAAGGTGATTTTAATTGTATATTAAGAATTGGCATCGAACAAAGTAATACACAATCTTTTATTTCATGTTTATCTAGTATTTATAGTTTTATAAATAAAGAAGATACAGTTATATCAAATAGTGAATTAAAGAAAAAGATTTGGGAAGAAGGTAATATCGATTTAGACAGTTTTATAACATATATGAATGGGAATTTAATACAAGCATTTTACAATAAAAATAAAAAAGTGAATGTGGTAAAATATGTAAAAAATACGGTTTTGGGTGAAAAACTAGTTAGAACAAATAAAAAACAACAAATGCTTTTTGAGAAATGTGTAAATGCGTTTGAAGAATTTAAAATTTTCTTAAAATCAGAAGAAACTACTATTACACACGAATATATCTGGGATATTATTTCGAATAATAAATATAATTTAATATTCAAAAATCCAATTAATTTGGTTATTTTTGAAATAAAAGAAGATTTTGAATCAAATTATATTGAAGTACTTTGTCCTACAAATCATTATTCTAATGATAATTATAAAGAAAATGCTGAAACATATATTATATTAAAGCATGGTGATTTATATGAACCCATAGTGTATTGTGAGCGTAAGAAAAGTGATGTAAAGGGTGAAAAATTCAAAATAAATATCGTTACTAATTTGAATAAACGCAGATTAACACAACATAACCTTCACGATATGAAAAATCTTATTAATAATATAAAAACAATTTATTTAAACAACGATAAGTGCGGTGTATTACCTAGCAATCCAGGTAAATATAAATTTAAACCTATTGAAAAAACATTACGATTCTCAAATGATATTGTAACCAAATTAGTTTCTATGCATTATGGTATTCAAAAACAAATCGTAAATTATAATGGTAAATGTATTGGATTATTAATAAATGAACCGATACAATCTGGAGAAGATGGTAGTATTAGATACGTACCTGATAAAGAGCCATTTATGTTACCAATATATCCAAGTTCTATTTTGAAAGGTACAGATATTATTTTTATTGATGATGAAACGCTGTTGATTAAATATGCAACATTAAAAAAGAAACTCTTTACGTTAAGCGAAAAATCATCTAATGAAATTCCATGCAACCCAGTTTCCAAAGTGATTGATAATGAAGAAACAATTGTTGGTATTATTACTGAAACTAAGCAGTTTATCCCGGTCGAACCAAAACCGAATAAATTGGAAGTAGATGATTATAAAATTGTTTCAATAGTTAAATCAAATGATTTATTTTTAGATAATAAAAACTTATTTTATAGTGATGCCGAATTATTTTCAACAGAACATGATAAAAAGGATATGAAAACGAATATATATATTAAAAAAATCAAACTAGAAAGTCGTTTCTATGATTGCTTCCGAAATTTCATAAGAATACAAATAAATAAGCCAAATAATATATATAATAAGGAAGAATTGCAAACTATAATTAATAATAATTTAATAATCTACAGTGACAAAGTTAGTAGAATTAATGTTATTATTAAAAAAATGACAAAAGGAATAATTAATTTTGTTGATTATTTCGATGAAGAAAAAATAAGTTCATTAAATCTGGAAGAAAATATATGTTTCGATGAAGAAAAAAATGCCCTGTTGATCCCATCTATTAATCTGGTTACAGAAGAAAGCAACGAACCCTTCTATTATAAAAGATTATACGATGAAATTATACGGTATGATTATATCCGAAAATTTATATTTGATATAGATAGTTATCTAAGTTTGGTTAAACAAAATTATAACTTAAATGATGATGAATTTATTTTACCTCAATCGTTGTTATCGCCCAAATATTTTGAAAATTTAGTTGAAATAAAAAGTAACTTAAATAAATTATATGATACAGCATATCCTCAAATACACATACCATACAGCAACATACACAAATTAATTAAATATACCGACGGTATAGAAGGCGATAGCGTAGATGAAGAAGATGTGGGATATCAAATGAAAAAGGAAAAGAAAAAAATCAATCGATGTCCAAATGGTTTCAGGCGAACAGATACTATATGTGTTCCTATAAATGCAAGTGAATGGAACATAATCGAACAAGATGAAAATCACATATTATATGAACACACCAGTATTAAGGATAAAAAAATAAATATTGGATTAAAGTAAATAATTTTATAAATAAAATATTTAAATTTATAAAATTAGAATTCATTATTTGAAACATCAGTTGATGGAGTATCAGTATCAGTTGGTGGAATATCAGCATCAGTATCAGTTGGTGGAATATCAGCATCAGTTGAAATATCTGGTTGTAGTGTAATATTGTTATAAAATTCATGTATATTATCAACTATAGTAGTATGAATTGAACTTTCTGGTTCAATACCTATAAACCCGTCCAATATTCTATCACGCATATTACCTGTTAATAGATTTCCAAAATATGTAATAAGCATCTTACCTGCAACAATCTTTAATTGAGTAGCTATTAACTCATTAACTAAATCATATGCCCCGCCATCGGGACTAGGGTTGTTACCATTTACCAATCTAAGCTGTATTAGTCTTCCTAATATACCATCGATTACTGTATTACTTTGAATCTCGGCAATTATCCTTAAATTACTATTAATATGATTTTGCAAACCATCATGATTGTCAATTATATTTTCATTTCCTGAAGCGTCAATTATATTTTCATTTCCTGAAGCGTCAATTATATTTTCATTTCCTGAAGCGTCAATTATATTTTCATTTCCAAAATCGGAAAAAAAATTAAATCTACTTTCAGGGCGTAACTGATGAATATAATTATTCCATCTATCATGTGAATGAGTGGGTAACGGTGGATGATAAATTATATTTCCATCGCTATCATATAATTCGTCATCATCGTCATCATCAACTATAGTATCATCATCGTCATCATCAACTATAGTATCATCATCGTCATCATCAATTATGGTATCATCAACTATGGTATCATCAACTATGGTATCATCAACTATGGTATCATTATCTCCTATATTATTTTCATTTATTTCGAGACTGAAATATGCTTCCCCTAAATCCATAAAGTCATATAATTTCTTATTTTCATGCATATATGGAAAATGAGAATCCCATCTTACATGATCATCCTTTATTACTTCTTTAAAACCTGGCATTCTTTTTCCTGTAGGTGACCAATTAAACTTACGTATAACACGACCAAATGCTGGGTTATGATTTTTCTTATATTTTGAAAATCGAATAATTTGTTGCTTTAACAATTTTTTGGACCAAAACACTCTATTTTTATCCTGTCCATATTTTATATACATCGATAATTCAATATAAGGGGTAAATATTTTTCTAATTATTGTTCTTGGAAATTTATCGCTAAAAATGGGGGGGGTTTTATTATGCCTTATAAACATTTGTTTTGTCCATATGATAAATGTATCGTTGTCAATATTTCTTACATTTGCATTTATTATATCACTATTTACAAGTCCTTCCGAAGAATGCATATAATTTTTTAAGTTAAACTCACATGTAAAAAAATGTTCAAACGGCATTTGAACCTTAAATGATGTATTTTTATATGCAAAATAAATATTATATAAATTTTGTTTTGATAAATGAAGCCCTGTAAATGGATTAATTGGATATTTTGATTCCATAAAAAAATCGTCATTATGGAGCAATGATAAATTGATGGCTTTCAATAAATCCCTTAAACTAAGAGTATATATAGTATTGCTTTCAATAATTCGAACTTTATGTTTATCTTTCATATCATTTAAACTATCCCCTATTAAATCTTCGTCGTTATCGAACTTCTTATAATATTTATACTTAACCATATTTTTTAGTTTTAAAATAGCATGGTAATTTTTTTGAATATTACAAAAGGTATCTATAAATTTATCTTTGTCATATAAAAATATACTTGCTGGGTCAGATGTAATATATGCATGAAAATCTATAAATTTGTTATGGTTATTTATGTGTTTATATTTCCATAATGCTCCTATTAATTCTACTGAATTTATATCTTTATGTGAATTATGTTCCATCATTTTCATACATATATATGAAAACAAACTACATGTCATAACTACCGTTATTTATAATATATATAATATATTTATATTGAAATAAAAATATATTATACCAACCCGATACACTAGGAGTGTCATTAGAAATCAGGCATGTATCCATCATCCATTTTAATATTAGTAGTTTTAATATTGGTAGCGGTATTATTTAACTTCAGGTTACTAGACGAACATTTGTCCCCGGTATTCTCACCAACACTAGCAAATGCTTCTTCAATAATATCTTCATCATTTTCGATCAAATAATCGTCTTCTTCTATATCATTATATGCAGATTGATCCAGATATAACTGAAACATACTTGTTCCAAAATAGCCTTCTTGGCCACACATTACATTTCCGGAAATACCTCTCATCTGATCAAGCTCACCATGTCTAGCTGCCTTTAAGAACATTTCAGGGGTCTCTTCAAATGACGCCTTAGCTAGCGGACCGATATCATCGTTATTAATACCATGTCTAAATATTGACGTCATCTTATAATTATACGTCATTCTATCACATAAAACATTCAAGTGATGAGAATTCAAATAAGTACCATCAAATTCAATCACTTCAATAAACTCATTATATATAGTTTGCCTGGCAGCTTCTATTCCTAATACACTATACATTTCGGTAATATTATTTGTATATGTTTTGTTCACATCAACATAATCTAAGCTTAAGATATCAATTAAATTACTTCCTACTGTATCAAGTACCCATGATTCTTTGGTTTCAAATTTGTCTTCATTTATTACAACCTCGTCTAATATTTTTCTGATAATAACCTTACTAATATTCTTAATCCCCTTTAATACAACATTATTTAAAAGGGCGTCTTGGAAACTTTTAAGCAAGTAAATTTCGTCTGATTGATCAAGTGATTTCTTAATGTCCTTCTTGGCCTTTTCCTTCTTTAAGACATTATTCATCCTAATCCTAAATATTAATTTGGAATCATTATAATCTGAATATACGCACGATACTTCGTCTTGATATATATTTTTAATAGCAAAATGTACATCATCCATCGTAATATTCTTTTCAAACATAATTTCAGGATCTAACTCCATTCTAAAAATCCACTTCGACTTTTCTCTAGGAACGGATACATTATCAGACCCGCTTTCTAATATAATTTTTTCAAATTGATAATACTGTTCTACCATATCTTTATCTTCTTCAACTAAAGTTGATAAATCATCAGGATCGAACCGAATTTCAGAAGAAGAAACTATACTCGCTAAGTTTGTATGTTCAATCATACACATTATTGACTGAGCCTTATTTCTATCATATTTATCAACATCCCTTAAATAGGTTGTTACTGAAGGGTTCTTTGGGTTCTCAGATATCGATAAGATCTCTTCAATACGTGGCACACCACGGGTTACATTTGACTTAGAAGCTACACCTGCAAAATGAAATGTATTCAAAGTCATCTGTGTTGTTGGTTCACCAATTGATTGAGCCGCAATCATTCCAACCATTTCACCAGGTGCTACTATCGATCTTTTATATATTGTTACTATATAATCGAGCAAATAGGTTAGTGCTGCTCTATTAAAACGTTTAATTACCAATAATTCACGAGGTGATAAATAATAGAAATACATAATCTCAAATAATTTTGTTGGAGGACTATAATATAGTGATTTCAATTCTTCGTATTTATTTTCTATCATGTCGAATGCTTCTATCGGGGTCAAATCTACCATAGAATTTTTGGATATTTTGAATTGATTTTTAATATTATCTATGATAAAACTAAATGCTACTGGTAAATGAACCTTATTATTACCTTTATTCGCAAACACATACTTTACGATGTCTTCACGAGAACCAATCATCTTATCAATATATTTTTGGGATTCTACAGTATATGCATCCTTTTGCTTTTTCATTTTACGCTGCATTTCTTTTGTAAATATAATAGAATTCTCATTACTTATATAATAGTGGACGTAAATTTCTTCATTTGTCATTTTAACAATCGGTATTATCTGATTTTCTACAAATACTGTATCAATACCATCGTCGCCATAGACAAATTGTACAATCTTACCACGATTATTTCTAACCGTCATATCATAACAAATCTTCAAATCTTCTAACCCCTTAATCAATCTTCTTTGAATATAACCGGTTGTTGAGGTTTTTACAGCAGTATCAATTAAACCCGTTCTACCACCCATTGCGTGGAAGAATAGTTCTTCAGGAGAAAGACCTTTGATATACGATTGCTCTACAAAACCTCTTGCGCCAGGTGAGTCATCAAACTTTGAAAAGTGAGGCAGAGTTCTATTATCAAATCCATATGGAATACGCTTACTATTAATATTTTGCTGACCAAGACATGAGATCATAAATGATATATTCAATTCAGAACCCTTAGATCCAGCCTTTACCATCGTAACAAATCGGTTATCCTTGCTTAGATTTTGTAAACCAATCTTACCAGATTCAGCAGTTGCTTTATTCAAAATACTATTCACTTTGGTTTCAAACTCCTCGCTATTCGTTTTTCCCGACTCATTTTGAAATATTCCTAGGTGAAGTTGATCAATTACATCCTTCACTTCATTCGTCTTTTTATTAATTGCTTCTACAATTTTCGTATTCGTTTCTTCATTTGAAACTAAATCACTTATTCCTACGCTAAATGATGCCGTTTTCATATAATCAGTTACTATATTCTGGAAATCATCAATAAATTTCGAAGATGCCATATGTCCAAAATCGTTGCATATACGATGAATTATACCAGATGTGCCGTTTCCAAGACAACCCTTATCTAATAGACCTCTCTTGTAATTACCATCGTATACTTCGAGAATATTATTAGATTTATGATATTCTTCGTCTTCACTCCATAAATTATTTTTTACTTTTAAGGTAATTGGGGGTAATATTTGGGATAATATATCAAAAGACGATACCTTCTTATTGGTAAATATATTTAGATCGACATTTGTACTATTCATTAGCAAATTCATCGCATCCCTCTTTGTGAATTTAGTACCTTCTCTGGTTAATTGATAAGCACCCAACATAGAATCTTGAAAGATTCCGACAATAGGTTTATTATTAGAAGGACTCACTAACTGAAAAGGAACGGCGGCTAGATTACGAAGCTCCGACTCGGATTCTAAATCTTGCGGCATATGTAAATTCATCTCATCGCCATCAAAATCAGCATTATATGGCTTTGTATCGGCTACATTCATTCTAAATGTATCACCCTCCTTCATAATCCTGGCAAGATGGCACATCATACTCATTCTATGAAGAGTTGGTTGTCTATTAAATAAAACAGCATCACCGTCTAACATATGTCTATGTACAATATCACCATCTTCTAGTGTTTGTTTATCCCGTTCGGTATAACGAAGGGAAATACTTTCACCGTTTTTTTTCTCTAATATCTTTGCACCAGGCCATTTCTCGGGACCGTTTATTACTAATTTTAAAAGTGCAGCCTTATTTCTTTTATTTACTACTACAGGTTTTGTTATATTCTTCGCAATTTTTTCGGGAACACCTAGTTCTTTAATTGATAGATTGGGGTCTGCTGTAATTACAGAACGTGCACTAAAATCAACACGTTTTCCCATCAAATTACCTCTTACTCTACCTTGCTTTCCATTCAATCGTTCCTTGATCGACTTTAAAGGTCTTCCAGATCGCTGGGCTACTGAAGAAATACCTGGTATTTTATTATCAACTTGAGATGATACAAAATACTGCAATTGTAATGTCCAATCTTCTATTACATTCGGGGGCGAATTTTGTTCAATTCGCTCTTGTAGAATTTTATTTACTTTGATTATATTTACTAGAATATGAGTAATATCATCCTCACTTCGCTGTTGAGCGTCATGTTTAATTGATGGACGTATTGCGGGAGGAGGAACCAGCATTACTTCACATATCATCCACTCCGGTCTTGAAAAGGTTGAATTAAAACCCATAAAATCAACATCCTCGTTGCTAATACGTTTAAATATTTTAAGTACAGTTTCAGGTACCAATTTTACAATCATTTTATCATCCTCATTCTCACCCCCACTTCCTGACCACTCTGCAAATATTGTTGCTAGACCATCTCGTCTCACTTTATCGGGTTGCTTACAACCACAACCATCCTCGCATTCTTCGCCGCATCGCTTAATTTTACCAGATACCTTATGAAAAACGTTCGTCCAACGTTCTTCTCCAGAATAACTTAGCAAATACTTATATTTTTCTTTGGAAATTAATAATTTACTACATTTAAAACATACACACCGTAATATTTTTAAGATTGTGGTCAAATATTGAATATAAAATACCGGACGAGCCAGTTCTATATGACCAAAATATCCAGGGGTCTTAATATAGTCTAATCCATCAGTCGGACATATTAATCCAGGTTCAAGAACACCCATACGTGGATCAAATAATCCACCTATAACGGGTTTATTATTTACATACGTCTCCTTATTTGTTATTTCAGCAACAGAAGCCTTACGTATCTCATCTGGCGATAAAATACTGAACTGAATACCTATTATTTTCGAAACATTAATTTTTGTGTTATCAATGGTGGCCATCCTATTATTATTATAATATATTATTTTTATATTGTTTTTGAATCATTTTTTTTATTAATCATTATTTATTAAAAAAAAATTGATTTTCATTTAGGTATTATTTATAATTATATATTATAATGGGAAAGGATACGTCTCCAAAGTCTAGAACAATGAACAAGCAACAGAAAATGGAACAAAAAAAAAGAGAATCAAAAAAAAATGCATACGGCGATGGTAATGATGACGATTTCGATGAAGAAGAATTTCTAGAGGAAGAATCTTCAGAGGATGAAGTTAACGAAGTTGTTAAAAACAAGAAAAATTTTAAACAATTCTTAAATAAGTTATATCCATCTAAATATTCAGCAAAAAAGGCAAAGGAAGCTGCTGCCGAAGAAGAAAGTGATGAAGAGGAGGAAGAAATCAAGGTAAGTAAGAAAAATAAATCTAAAAAAAATAAAAAGAAAATTATTGAAAGCGACAGCGAAGAGGAGCA